AAGGTATGGGCACCATGACAAGATGCCGTACAAGGAAGATTATGAGTGTCGTCCACAGGATCCATATGGTATCGCAAAGAAGGCCGGTGAGGATGTGCTGAGAAATTTGTGCGAAACACACGGGGTAGAATATGTTATCGCCGTGCCACACAACATCGTTGGACCAAGACAGAAGTATGATGACCCGTTCCGAAATGTGATGTCCATAATGTTGAACAGGATGTTACAAGGCAAACAACCTATCATATACGGAGATGGAGAACAGCAAAGGTGTTTCAGTTACATCGATGATTGCTTGTACTGTTTGAACGCACTTGCATTCCAAGATAATGTTATTGGAGAAGTAATCAATATTGGACCAGACGAAGAACCTATAACAATCAACGAGTTAGCAGAAGCTTGTGCCAATGAAACAGGAATTAATTTAGATCCCATACATCATAAAGACAGACCCAAGGAAGTCAAACTAGCGGTGTGTTCGTCAGACAAAGCAAGAGAACTATTAGGTTACAGCACAGCAACAAACATGCGACAGTCGGTCAAAAAGACTGCAGAATACATAAGGACCAGAGGCACAAAGAAATTTCAATATCACTTACCGTTGGAGATCATAAACGACAAGACTCCAGAGACCTGGAAGAATAAATTAATATGATTTCGTTTTGCATACCATCAAGAGGCAGACCCGATTTAGCAAAACGTTTAGTTGATACAGCAACAGCTACACAAACAGGTAAGACTGAATTTTTATTCTACCTAAACGAAGACGATACCACGTTAGAAAAGTACAAAGATCTGTTAGATGAGAAACACTACACAGTCGGCCCAAACCAGTCTACTTGTTACAGTTGGAATCTAATGGCTCGTAAGGCCAAACATGACATAGTAATGCTCATGGGTGATGATGTGCAAATACAAACACAAGGGTGGGACAACATAATTGTAAACGAATTCAACAGGTATCAAGACAGAATCTTAATGGTTGTGCCCAGCGATGGAAGAATGAAAGGTACGTTAAAGTATAACATGGATAAACCTAATTTGTGGTCTGACAAACCATTGCCTGCGGCACATTTTGCTGTACACAAGAACTGGATCAATACGCTGGGATATCTAGCACCGCCTTTCTTCTGGCACTGGCACGTTGATTCGTACACACAAAAAGTTGCACGTAAGTTGGGAAGATGTCTCTATCTGCCAACTGTTGTGTTTAAAGCAAAGAAGATGTTCGATGACACGGGTGAACAAGTGCGTACACACCTAAACATCAATAACAGGGATAACTTTGTTTGGGACAAGGTAAAGCAGAGACACCTCAATACAGACATCAAAGCACTGCAGGATTTTATTAAAGATCAGCAAACTCCATAAAGCATTTATTTTTACGTGTCTTTTGTATGAAAAGATTCAATGTGATCCTGTTACAATCTTGATCACTTTCATATGAATGCCATGTTTTATTCTCCTGTCCACAGAATATAAATGTGCTATTCCTTTTCCATTCTGCTTCTTTAACAAACGATACTGAGTTATTTGTCTTATACATTTTTGTCCCTACATTTTTTTCAGGTGTAATGTATGTGACAGAACTCCATATTTTTTCTAGTCCCTCTTGGTGTACATGGAATTTGTATGGCAACTTTGGAGTAATTGAAACGTGTGCGTTCACTCCAAGTTTTTCATATGATCTACTGGCAGGATATACTCCAACAAGTTTCTTTATATTTCTCAACAGGTTAGTGCATATGTCTACGGTCTCGTCGTAGAAATCTATGTCCCAATCTTTGTATTGATCTGGAAATATATGATGTAGTTCTGTTGTAACAAATTTTAAATTTTTATCGCAACCTTCCTGTAACTTTGTAAAAGCATTCTTACTCAGGGTGTTATCAATTACCTGGTACGGCCATGGTTGCAACTGCACCTCAGTTTGTAAACATTTCTCTACAAATCGTTCACCTTCACTCATTTATGTCCAATCCTTTTTTTATATTTAAATACATCTCGTTGTTTATGTCTATTTGTACGCATGGTCTCCTAGGAAAGAATCTCTTTCGTTTGCCAATTTTAATTTCTTTTGATGCTGTAATAAAAATTGCATTTGGATTGTAGGTTATCGTTTTATCTTTTAATAATATATCATCATTACCGGAAGATCTATCAGCCCGTTCTCGGAAGAACCATAAGCATGTGATGTCATTTGAAAGATCTATCTCTGTTAGGTCATCATAAAACTGACAAGTTAATTTGTGTGTCTCTTTAAATTTTGTCCAGATTGTGCCATCGAAACGTGTTTGATTCTCATACAGGTCATCGTACTCGGCCAATTTAAGTATCTGTTGTCCAATGATGTGTTCTACTGGATCTGTATGATAATATTTTTTGTGTAGTCTTTTGAAAAATTCCATTATGCACTGAACAAGTTGATGACTTCCTTCTTCCAATCGTCGGAGTACTCGCAATCCCTGTAACCATCAAACCATGGTCCGCCCTCTGTGTAGTGTAGTATTTTTGGTACACCATCCTTTGGTTCTTTGTACCAACCCACCAACCAGTTGTATTCATGTGGTAGTGATCCAATATCTGAATCTTCTAGCCAGCTGAATCTGTGTAGGAATTTTGGAGTCTGTTTATTCAGGAACTCCGGAGTCAATATTTTATTCTTCTCATGTCCGCAATTCCAGAGCACCATGCTTGACCAATTTTTCCTTGGATATGCTGTTTGCACCTGTCCGTCCATCTTGATTGATCCTTCTTCCGGTGTGTAATCGTGTTGCACACAAACTACCGCTTTGGAGTCATCGCAGTACTGCTCTAGTTCTTTTGTTGGTATCTTCCAAAGGAAATCGCAATCACAGAACACCGCCCACCCTTTGTAGTTGTTAAGGTGAGGAACAAAGAATCTTGTGAACGTGAATTCTGTTGTTGCTAACTTGTCTACTTCGCGAGTGTAGATGCCTTGCTGTCTCATCTCGTTCTGTTTGAGTGGTTGTACCTCTGCTTCGGGATCTCTACGTTTGATAGAGTGTTCACACACTTGGTATGAAATGTCTTCTCTTGAATCCCAACCTACATAAATTTTCATTTGGATAATATCTCGTGTATTTGTTTCCAATTATTTACACGTATGATCTCGGGGTGATTAAAATTTCTGTTGTATGGATGGTCGATTAATATGGGCTTTAAACCGTAATTGAGCCCGGCTAAAGCGTTCTTAGGTTTGTCCTCGACCCAATACAGTCCGGTGTCGTGAAACTCGGCTAATGCTGAATCTTTGTCTGCTCCTGTACCTAGTATATGGTAATTTGTGAAGATATGGTCACCAAACAATTCACCTAGTCTTTTCTTACGTAGACACTGTGCTGGTATGTCAGATGTCTGCGATGTAATTGGAACAAACGTCCATCCTTCTGCCGCTAAAAGTTTTACCCAAGTTTGCGATTCTAACATAGGTCGTTGTGTTCCCATCCAAGCACTCCTGTTGAATTCTCTGATCTCTTGTCGGATTGTGTCTTTGCTTACACCAAATCTGTTAGCCATCTCGTAGTCGTCTTGTCCAGTGTCTACTAACTTGTAAGGATAATTTCTTAATCCTTTTTTGTCAAAATATGACCGTAGCTGTAACCATTTGGTGAAATGGTGTTCCCATTCCAACAACACTCCGTCTACGTCTGTGAGTATGATTCTATTAGATGTCGGCATCTTCCATGCCCGCCACTCTCAATTTAACAATATTTGTTATCTGCCATTGTTTTTGGTCCAAGCCTTTGGTGATGGATAGCCATTGATTTCTTATCAGTGCAAAGTCGTTTATTATTTTTGTCATGTCAACAACATCATCTTCCCCGTCAACATATTTTGTTGCGTCATTACTACTCAATGCTCTGTTGTAGTTTTCAAGGAATTTTCTGAAAGTCTTGGATCTTAATCTTCTTAATTCTATGTTTAAGTATTCTAGTATGGCTTCTAGCTGTTGCAGTTGTCCAAACCTCTCCTCAACTATACCAGGCAATGAAGCGGCCGCTTTTTCTAGATTGCCGTATATCTTACACTGCTTCTTTGCTTCTATTAATTCTTGGTCAAAGTACGCTACACAATCGGGTATTTTAGCTAGGTTCCTACTTACTTCGTTGTACCAGTTTATCATTCATCCTCACTATATCCATCTTCGTCCACTTCCTCTTCTTCAAACACAGTTGCTATTGCTTCTTCAAGTTTTGGATCGTATTCTGCAGATGCTTTTAGTTCGTCATGCTCTACACCGATGTCCTCTAAACTCTTAATAAAATCAATGGCCATGTCCAATTTCTGTCTCTCAGGGACGTAATGTACAATTGAGTTCCACAAACGTTCAATGTCTTCGTGTGTAAAGTCTATCATCTATTTTGTTTCTTTAACTGGTTCTATTTTTTTAGCTTTTGTTTTAACTTCTGGCTCTTCTTCTTTGTCAGCAAAGTCTGTTGGTTCTTTGAAGTCTGCCATTAGCATATCTAATTTATCACCGATCCATTGTTTCCTGAAGTCAATATGTTCTTTACCTGCTTTATCGATGTATTTCAGTCTGTTTCCTTGTTGTACTAGCACACCTTTTTTCTCAAATAGGTCAACTAGCCCACTGTATGGGTTCATACCTGTTTCATACGGAATCTTAACCTGTACTGATTCAAAGGGTTTAGAGTATCTTGTTTTCATAACTTTACAAGCGGCTCTTATACCTCTTACATCTGTTACTTTGTTACCGTCTAGATCTTCTTTCAGTTTAAGTTTCTTCATAGCAATAACGATTGAACTGGCATAGATAAAGCCTTGTCCACCTGATATCTTGTCATCGGGATCAAACATATCCTGCGATGCATATGTGTGATTGGTTGCTATAAGTCCTACGTTCCATGAACCAAACATGTTGACACAGTTTCTCACAAGTGCTGTCAGTGCCTTGGGTTTTCTACCTAGGTCACCTTTCATTTCACCTGCTTCAAATTGATTGACATCAGTTGGAGTAAGCATCATACCCAAACTATCTATAACAAATAAGACTTTAGGTGCACCTTCTTTGTCGTCTGAGTGTGCGTCTTTATATCCTTTCATGAACTCTGAAATAGTCTTTGCTACATCATCTATCATGGATAAACTTAATTTTAAAAGTTTATCTTCCGATGTGTCCACTTTCAGTGCCTGTAACCATTTCTCATCCAGTGCGTTCTCTGTATCGATTAATATAACAAAGATGCCTTGGTCTTGTGCATTCTTGATAATGTTTCCCGATGCTATGTAACTCTTACCTGCTCCAGATTCTCCTGCAAGAACAGTTACCTTACCTAGTGGAATTCCTTTGTTGAAATCGCCAGTCATCAAATAGTTCAATGCGTAATTTCCCGTTGATATCCAATCTGTGGGATCGCTAAATCCTATGCCCAGACCTTGGATTGATTTTGTAATGCTCTTTCTAAATTTAGTTGCGTCAAATACTTTTGTCATAATTTTATCCTTTGTGTATCATATATTAGCATACCTAGGCCCTAACGTCAATATCAGGGCCTAGGTAAAATGTCAGATTATTTTGCTTGTCTTGATCTAATCAACTTCAGGATGTCCTCTGCTCTCTTGGCACTGTCACCTGCAGGAGCCGCCGTTACCGGAGCCGCTGTTGGTTGTGGTGCTGGTGCAGATTCAGTCACTGGTGCCGTCGCTGTGGCAGTTTCAGTTACTGGAGTTGCTGTTGGTACAGTCACTTGCGGTTTAGCTTGGTAAGCCATTCCAGCAGGTCTGTAATACTGTCCATATTGCTCTAGATCGAAAGCTTCACCTTCTACAGATTTCTCAAATAATTCTTTAATTATTTTTACTTCTGCGTCAGTTGGCTCTTTTGGTCTGAAGTCACCCAGGTTGTGTAACCCG